CAGCTTCCCGATGCCGACGATGAGTACGACGCCAACGGGCGGCTGATCGCCGCCGCACCGGACATGCTCGCGGCGCTCGAACAGGCGAAGCAGGTGTTCGAGGCGGCGGCGCAGTTCATTCCCGACGATGACGACGCTGCCGAGCAATGCAAGCAGGCGGCGCGCGCGATTGCGCGTGCCATCGCCAGGGCGCGCGGCGAGCCGCCGACCAATCGCCGGGACACCTACTTGATCCTGAAGAACCTGCTCATGCGCCTCGAACAGATGAGCGATGAAGTGCGCGTGGCGGCGAAGGACTGGGAGTGAGACGCATGGGCGCGAGTACGAAGTCCATCAAGATTCATATGTCCGGAATGATCACGAGTACCTACGCCGTCGAGTGTGCGCGCTGCGACGCGCGTGTGACGGAGGGGCCGATCGCGCTCGGCCTCGATCAGCGTTGGAGTGCATCGACGTTCCGCTACTGGCTTGAGAAGGCCGGGTGGAAGCGGCGCAGACTACGCGCCGGCGATGAAACATCGTCGGTGCCGCTCTGGGTCTGCCCGGACTGCGAGGCGTCGGCATGATCGCCGAATACATCGGGATTGCCATCGTCATCATCGTCTCAAGCGCCATCCTGCTGCCGCAGGCGTGGCGGTCGCTGAGGGGGCGTGACCCGTTCGGAGGCCCGCTCTCTGACGGCTGGTCACCCCGCACGGACAGGCAGCCGTACTCCACCGGCCACGAGGACGAGTAGATGGCAACCATCTACGCAGTCCACTTCCTTCGCGCCGACATGCGGTCGCGGTACGGCCACGAGGAGCCGTGGAGGGTCGGGGAGACGCGCAGGATCAAGGACGCGCTGCGACTCTGTAAGCGCGGCTATCACTACGCGCCGACGTGGAAGGCGGCGTTGCTCGGTGGCCACCTGTACGGGCCGATGGCCTGCATCGTTGAGGTCGACGACAGCGGCCCGAAGGACAAGCACAAGGGCGTCTCATCCGTGAGGACACTCGTGGAGTGCTTCAACGTCGAGCGTGACCTGCGGCTGTACGCCGCTGATGAAGCCGCGCGCGCCCTAGAGGCGTGCGAGAAGCGCACGGGACGCAAGGCAGAAGAGCGCTTGTGGGCGGCGGTGCAGGCGGCGCGCGGGCACGCGGCAGGGACGGTGACTGACGCGGAGCTGGCCGGAGCTCGCGTCAGTGCTTGGGCCGCCGTTCGGGACGCTGGTTGGCCCGCTGCTTGGGCCGCTGCTCGTGACGCCGCTTGGGCAGCTACTGCGGACACCGCTTGGGACGCCGCTTGGGACGCCGCTGAGGCAGCCGCTGCTAGGCCCGCTGTTAGGCCCGCTGCTTGGGCCGCTGCTCGTGACGCGAGCGCTGAACGGTTTGCTGCCGCCATGCACGCGGCGACGGGCTGGCGCGACGCCGACGGGACGGTGACGCGCGATGAGGAGATGCAGTCGTGAGCAGGCTTGAGCACGCGCGACAGGCCGAAGAGGGAGGCGCAGTCATGACGATGATGGCGTGCGGGCACGCCGCCAACGCGGTCCGGGAGGATGGCAGCCCGGCGTGTGCGATTCACGCGGGCCTGACGCCCGATGCCTACGTCGTCGTGGCGGGGCCTGACCTCGATGGCCGGCTCATGCGATGCCCGTATTGCATGAAGGAGCGGACAAGCGACCCGCGCGCGCCGTACTTCGAGCACCGGCCGCAGGCGGACATCGACTCGTACTACTGCGGGTGTAACGGCTGGGATTGATGGAGGAGCTAGAGGAGGCGTTCGCGCCGTGCACGCCGGGCGGTCTGACGGACGCGCTCTGGGATATCATCCGCCAGATCGCCGAGCTGCGGCGGCGCAAGGAGCATCTGGAACGGGTGCTCATCGAGCGGAGCACCGGCGGCATGGACGCCAACGCGCCGGACTGTCCGCCGTACGGGACGCGGATCGAGGGCGAGATCGCGTGGTGCCGGGCGGCACAGCGGCTCAACTACGTACGGCTCGACCAGACGCCGGTCTGGACGTGGGAGCTGGAAGTGAGGAAGCGGTGACGAACAGCAACAGTACAGACGGCACGTGGTTCGACTGGTACGGCGTGTCGCCGAGCGGCGTGGAGATGGCGCTGCACGTGAGCATCGGCGACGTGCCGGACATGGTGCTTGACGACGGCGAGCCGGTTGACCGGCTGGAGGCGCTCATGCGGACGATGGTGCGCCTCGACAAGCGCCTGGCGGCATCCGGGTTTACGCGCTCCGAGCGCCTCTCGAAGCCCGCGACCAGGAGCTTCCCGCCGAAGCGGAAGGAGCCGGTGACGCTCACCAACGAGGACGGCGAGACCGTCGTGGTCACCTGCCGCAAGTGTGGCGGGCCGGTCTGGGACAACCGCGCCGACAAGCGGAACCCCAAAGCGCCGGATTTCAAGTGCCGTGACAAGGCGTGTGGCGCGGGCATCTGGCTCGACCGCGCGTCTGCACGATCGGACGGCTAGGTAGTTCTAGAAAGGAGTTCTGGGGCCTCACATCCGCAACATCGAGCGCAAAACCGCCGGGATTCCTGTCCCGGCGACCCGGCCGGAGCGTACCCGCTTCCTCATCAGGTACCTCCTCCACTCCGCCTAAGACTCCGGCCGGGTCATCGAGGCAGGAAGGGAGAAGCAGGGATGCTACGCGATGTCGAACGCTGGCAGAGGAAGTGCTGGCCGGTCGCCGTCTGCGACGGGCCGTGGCCGGTCGAGTGCACGGAGGCGTGGCCGGTCTCGCGGTTCGCTTGGTGCGAGCGGTGCCGTCTGCGCGTACTGCAAGAGGGAGCGAGCGGTGCATCTCGACCACATCGTCCCGAAGGCGCTGAGGCGACGCCATCCCGGCTTCGACGACCTCGTGGTACCGGCGTGCGCGCCGTGCAACTGGCGGAAGGGAACACGCAGGCTGGTGCCCGTCGGGTTCGACATGAGCACGCTGCCCGGAAAGGGCTGGCGTGAGTGGGACGGGGACCCGGAAGCGCTCCGCCACGTGGTGAAGTAGGGGAGTTGGTGGAGGCGCACGACGCCGACCAGCGCGTCCGGGACGCCTGTCCCGACGCCTGCCCGCTACACCGGCTGTCGTTCGACCCGGCCGTCGTCTGGGCGCAGGACATCGCCATCGAGCGCGGCACGCTCGACCCCATCTTCGTCTACGACGGCTGGCGCGCCGACGTTCGGCGCTGGCCGGTCGTCTGGTCATGGCGCGGCCGCGATGAGGGGTTCGCGGCGTACATTGCCGGACTGCGCGACCTGCTGCTCCTGCCGCTGGTGGAGCCGTTCCGGGCGGCGCTTGAGGACGTGTGGGACATGGCCGACGCCGAGCGCTACCGCAGAGAGGCGGCGCGACGGCGGGCGCTCAAGGGCGACTGGGCGACCGCCGACCTCGTGGCGGAAGTGGCGGCCGTCTGCGGCGAAGGCCGCGATCGCGGCGGCGAATGGTGGTTCTCGTGCCCGTGGCATTCGGACAGTGACCCGAGCCTGCACGTGGACGCGCGGGCGCGCGTCTGGCACGCGTTCTGCTGCGGGCGCGGTGGTGGCGTCATCGCATGGAGGAGGGCGTGGTCGGAATGACCGAGACGATCAGCTACGACGGCATCTACCGGCGGGAGGGAGACGAGCATGTCGTCGCCTTCGCCGAACAGCGCATCGAGATGCGCTTCTCGCGCGTCCACTTCGGGCGTGACGAGATCAAGGGCTGGTTGACGGTGCTGTCCGGCTGGCCGCAGGGACCGGAGCGGCTGGTGAGGACGATCGCGAACATGACGGGCGTCCGGGCGCGCAGCGACCTCGCGCGCATCCTCGCCGGGCGCTGTCCGGTCGAGCTGGACTTCGCCGAGATGCTGGAGCAGGCCTGCACGGCCGTGATCGATGCCGTCGAGGAGGGTTCGCCCGTCGTACGGCTGTCGGAGGTTGCGCCGCGCGCGGGGTCGCGGTTCCGGATCGAGCCGATATCGTTCGAGGGCCACCCCGTCATCTGGTTCGGCAAGGGCGGTGCCGGGAAGTCAACGCTGCTGGCGGCAGCCGCCGTCGGCCTGCACGCGGGCGTGGACATCCTCGGCCTACCGCTCGAACCGGGGCCGGTCTTGATCTGCGACTGGGAGACCGACGCCGAGACGTACCGCGAACAGGTGGCGCTCCTCTGCGCCGGTCACGGCATCTCCATTCCGGACATCCACTACCGCGAATGCCGGGCGCCGCTCATCAACGAGGCAGAGGCGATCGGCCGCTACATCGCGCGTGAGGGGATCGCCGTGGTCGGCGTGGACTCGCTCGGGCAGGCGTGCGGCGGCGACAAGAACTCGCAGGAGATCGCCGTGGCGATGTTCGGAGCGATGCGGTCGTGGCAGACCACCACGATCCTCCTCGACCACGTGGCGAAGGCCGAAGACAGCAATACGCCGTACGGGTCGGTGTACTTCGAGACCAGCGCGCGGGCGACCTGGCGGGCCATCGGCGCGATGAGGGACAGCGTGAACTACGTCGGCCTGACGCTGGAGAAGTCGAATCTCGGGCGGTTCCAGCCGGTCTACTGGCGGTTCACGTTCCTGCCGGACGCCCATGTGCCGGAGGCGATGACGTGCGAGCTGGTGGGAGGCGACGACGTGCCGCAGGAGCTGCGGGGCGAGCGGATGAGTCAGCGCGACGCCATCCGTCGCGCCTTCATCGAGGCGCGCCAGTCACTCACCGCCGGGGACCTCCACGCCATGACCGGCATCAGCGAGCAGGTCATCCGCAATCACCTCGCGGCGATGGAGAAGCAGGGCAAGGTCGTGAAGATCGTCATCCGCGGCGCCGCGAACAAGTGGGCGCTCCGAAGCGCCCGCGAAGACGACGAGGCGCCGCCGGATTCGCAAGTGAGGAGTGTCTAAACCCGGTGTAAACCGGGGTTTAGATGATAAACGACAAGCAAATGCACGAAAGTGTAAACCCCCCTGAAATGCTTATGTCATACATCCCGCCCATTTGCGCTCGTATGCGATGCGATAAGGCGCGTGTACGAGCGATCTGCGAATCTGGTGAAGGGGAAGGCAGAGAGGAGGGCCTATGACGACATAACGGGTAAACAATGTTTAAACCCCCGGTTTGCGAGTAAATAAACTTGCGGGGGGTATATATACCCCGCAATGTTTACCGCCCGGCGGGAATGAAGGAGGGAGACGTGACCACCATCACCATCGACGGGGCAGCGGAACTGGAGCCGGTCGTCCGGCTCACCAGAGACATCGCGCGTGGGGCGCGCGGCCTGAGCCGCGCCGAGGCCCGATATCTCGTGGACGCCTACTACCAGATGCAGGCGTACCGCATTCAGTCGCAGTCGCAGGTCCGAGCGACGGCCGAGAGCGGCGAGAGCAATGAGGTGCTGCGCTGGATGTTCGAGCAGATGGCGACGCTCGAACAGCAAATCCAGCGCGCCCTCGACAAGTGGACGGACGGGCTTGTCGAGGGCCGCTGGTTGAAGAGCATCCACGGGATCGGCCCGGTGATCGCGGCGGGGCTGCTGGCGCACATCGACATCGAGCGGGCGCCGACGGTCGGCCACATCTGGCGGTTCGCCGGGCTCGACCCGACGGTGAAGTGGGGCAAGGGCCAGAAGCGGCCGTGGAATGCGCGCCTCAAGCTGGTGTGCTGGAACCTGGGCGATTCGTTCGTCAAGCAGCGCCGCTCGCCCAAAGACGTGTACGGCCGCTTCTACGAGGAGCGCAAGGCGCTCGAACTGGAGCGCAACGAGCGCGGCGACTACGCCGACATCGCGCGCCAGACGCTCGCCGAGCGCAACATCATCGACCCGGCGACGCGCCGGACGTACGAGTCCGGCAAGCTGCCACTTGGCCGGATCGAGCTACGGGCAAGGCGCTACGCCGTCAAGCTGCTGCTCGCCCACCTGCACCACGTGATGTACGTGTTGCGGTACGGCACGCCGCCGCCGAAGCCGTACGTGCTGGAGCACGGCGGGCACGCGCACATGATCGCGCCGCCCAACTGGCCGTAGCCGGGGCGGCCGAGAGTACCGGGCGCAACGAGCGAGCCGCCGGCCCCTGAGAGTACCGTCGGTCCGGAGCGAGCCGAAGGTTGCGATAGTACCGCGGGTATGGAGCGAGCCGCTGCGCCGGAGAGTACCGAGCAGCGTGAGCGAGCCGCGTCCGCCGAGAGCGCCGGAAAAGGCGAGCGAGCCGCAATGATGGAGAGCACCGCCATAGGAGAGCGAGCCGCGGGCGTTGAGAGCGCCGTGACTGACGAGCGAGCCGCTGCCGGAAGAGAGTGCCGTGCGGGATGAGCGAGCTGAAGATCGGGAGAGTGCCGTTCGATCAGAGCGAGCCGAAGGTTACGAGGGTACCGGCATCGATGAGCGAGCCGGAAGATAGCGCCGAGAGAGTGCTACAGGAGGCGACCATTGACGAGGCGTGGTGTCCCGGCGGTGATGCCGGTGGTGCAATACGTGTACAGGGGTGTCGTGGCGCGCGTGGTCGATGGCGACACGCTCGACATCGACCTCGACCAGGGCCTGCGCAACACGCGCCGCGAGCGGCTCCGGCTGCGAGGAGTGAATGCGCCAGAGATGGCGCGCGCGGGCGGCAGTGAGGCGAAGGTGTACGTCGAGGCGTGGGTGACTGAGCACATGGCGCATGCGCGGGCGCTCACCGTCGAGACGTACAAGACCGACAACTGGGGGAGGTGGGTCGCCGTCGTCTGGTGCCCGGAAGAGGAGGCGTGCCTGAACGCCGACCTTGTTGATTCCGGTCACGCGACGTGGGCGTGGGTATGAGCGAGCGAGGCGATATGCCGACGTATGACGAGGACGGCATGGAGGCGGCGCGATGATGGTACCACGTGGACGGCTGGAGGCGTACACGACCGTACGGGTCCCGGCGCACGTCGAAGTGGACATGCCGGGCGCGCTGCTCGGCGATACAGGCGAGGCCGTCGAGCAGTGGAGAGCCGCGCGTTTTGTCCTCGCCCGCCTCGACAGCCGTATCGGTGAGTTCTGCGTACGGCACGCGGGATGCCCGTACCAGCTGCGCTTGATGTCGGTCGATGCCGTGGCATGAGCGGCGACCGCATCGCCTTCGACTGGATGCGAGCTGAAGCAGGAGGTGGGGCGAGTGCTGAGGATCGTTCCCGTGGACTTCGATGAGGCGTGCGCATTCGTCCGGCAGTACCACAGGCACCACCTTCCGCCGCGCGGGCACAAGTTCTCGCTCGCCGTCGCAGATGGTGAGCGCGTGGTCGGCGTGGCAATCGTCGGCAGGCCAGTCGCCCGACTCAATCAGGACGGCTGGACGCTCGAAATCTTACGGGTGGCGACAGACGGCACGCGCAATGCGTGCTCGAAGCTGTATCGGACGGCGTGGCGGATTGCGGCGCTCATGGGCTACCGCCGGCTCATCACCTACACGCTGCCCGATGAGGGCGGCGCCAGTCTCCGCGGTGCAGGGTTCCGCTTGGTCGGCATGGTGCCTCCGACGACGTGGGATCGCCCTGGCGCGGGCCGTCCGCGGATCGACAGGTTCCCGATACAGGCGAAGCTCAAGTGGAGTCTGCCGTGACGGCTGGTGACGTGCCGAGGTATGACCGCATCGCCTTCGACCTGCCGCTACCGCCGCGTCCGCTCCGGCGCAACAGCCTCACCCGGCACTACGGCTACCGCGCCCGGCTGGTGCGCGAATATCAGGAGCAGGTGTGGTGCGCCGCCAGCGCGAGCGTTGCGCCGGGCATGCCCTGGTCGCGGGCGCGCGTGCGCTACGTCTGGCATTCGACGCACCCGACCGACGCCGACAACATCATCGCCACCATGAAACCGGCCCTTGACGTCCTGAAGGCGACAGGGCCACGGCCGGTCGGTGTGGTCCTCGACGATGGGCCGGGCGTCGAGGTCCAAGCGGAATGGCGGAAGGCGCGGTCACGGTCCGAAGAGCGCGTGCGCGTCGAGGTCGAGCGCCTACCGTATGAGCAGGAGATAAGCGCCCACGACAACGGCGGCCTCAGCCACCGTCACGCGGTCAGGCTAGATATGCCTGAGCACGAGCACTGAGATGGGCGAGAAGCGCGGGCCATACCGGAAGCCGCAAGAAGAGACGCCGCAAGAGCTAGATGATCGCGCCATGCGGCTGCTCAACAGGGCAGTGATCATGAACGCAGAGGCGATGCGCCTGTACGCGCGGGCTGAGGCGATGCGGCGGGATGCCCGCCAGACGCAGTAGGAGCGCCGTAGCGCTGCGAAAGACAGCGAAACGGCCCTGACTACTGCTCCGGGCGGGCCCGCCGTTTCTCGCGCGCCCTAGGGGGCGGTAGGGCCATAGGGGGGCGTAGGGCCATAGGGTGCGTAGTATCGTATCCGGAACCGTGTATATTGCAGCCCGGAGCTATCAGAGGACGGCAAGGATCGCCGTGCCGACACGACCGCTGCAACCGTGCGCCGAACCCGGCTGCCCGGCCCTCGTACCGAGAGGGCGATGCGCGCGACATCAGCGCCTCCAGCGCCCGCCCTGGGCGGCCACGCGCTCCGCTCCGCTCCGCCAGCGCGGACGCGCCCTCCAGACCACCCGCGCCCGCATCTTCGCTCGCGACGGCTACCGCTGCGCCTACTGCGGCGCACCAGCTGAGGTCGTCGACCACGTCGTCGCCCTCGCTCACGGCGGCACCGAGACAGATGCCAACCGCGTCGCCTGCTGCCGCGCCTGCAACGAGCGCAAGCGCCGCCTCGAGGCGAGGGGTAGGGTGGTCGGAATCTCTGGCGATGCGCGCTCCGGAACCTGCGCTGCCGCCCAAAACGCGCGCGTCCGCAGATTTGAGGCTCGGGGGATCAGGTGCCTGACGGCTGGCGGAGCCGCATCGTCGGGCACGGGACGGAGCCGCCCGAGCGGATGATGGAGTCAGCGGGGCGGACGCCCGCTGTTTCGAGGATTCGACGATGAAAGGGCCTAAGCCGACACCTACACCACTACGCATCATTCGGGGCAACCCCGGCAAGCGGGCGCTGCCGAAGAATGAGCCGAAGGCCGAGCCGTACCTGCCGCCTGCGCCATCGACGCTCTCGCCAGAGGCGCGCCGTGAGTGGCGGCGGGTCGGCCGCGAGCTGCTTCGCCTCGGTCTGGTGACCAACATCGACCGCGCGCTCCTCGCCGCATACTGCGAGGCGTGGTCACGGTTCGTCGAAGCTAACGACAAGCTCCGGCAGTACGGCTCGATCGTGAAGACACCTAACGGCATGCTCACGCAATCGCCGTATCTCCAGATCGTGAACAAGGCGACCGAGCAGCTGACGAAGATCGCGGCGGAGTTCGGGATGAGTCCGAGCGCTCGGACGCGGGTCAAGGCGGCTGACGCGCCTGACGAGGCGGTGGATAAGTGGGCAGGTCTGCTGTCGTAGACGCACCCGCTCAACCGAAGGCCATCAGGTTCATCAACAACCTGACGCATACGAAGGGCGAATGGGCGGGCCAGCCGTTCAATCTGCGCCCGTGGCAGGTCGATATCCTCGACAAGCTCTTCGGCACGCTGCTGCCGGACGGCAGGCGCCGGTATCGAACCTGCTACGTCGAGATACCTCGCAAGAACGGGAAGACGGAGCTCGCGGCGGCGATCGCGCTCTACATGCTCCTCGCCGACGAGGAGCCGGGCGCAGAGGTGTACAGCGCGGCCGTGGACAGGGAGCAGGCCTCGCTCGTCTTCGGCGTGGCGGCGCAGATGGTGCGCAACGATGCGCTCCTGTCGCAGCGGCTGGAGATCATCGACTCGCGCCGGCGCATCTACGACCCGGAGACGAACAGCATCTACGTGGCGATCCCGGCCGAGGCGCCGGGCCGTCATGGATACAACGCCTCGGCGGTCATCTACGACGAACTGCATGCCGCGCCCAACCGCGACCTCTACGACGTGCTCGCGACCTCGACCGGTGCGCGCCGCCAGCCGCTGATCTTCGTCATCACGACGGCGGGCTGGGATCGGAACAGCATCTGCTGGGAACTTCACCAATACGCCGAGAAGGTGCGCGACGGCATCATCGATGACCCGTCGTTTCTGCCGGTGTTGTATTCCGCGCCGCAAGATGCTGACTGGACTGACCCCGAGGTCTGGCGCGCGGTCAACCCCGCGCTCGGCGACTTCCGGTCGCTGGAGGAGTTCGAGATCGCGGCGAAGCGGGCGATGGAGGTGCCGGGCCAGCAGAACGCCTTCCGGCGGCTCTACCTCTGCCAATGGACGGAGCAGGCGAGCCGCTGGCTGCCGATGGACGCGTGGGACGCCTGCGACGCCGCTCCGAACGTCGCTCGCGGCGACTCCTGCTTCGCGGGCCTCGACCTCGCCTCGACATCCGACATCACCGCGCTCGTGCTCTGGTTCCCACGCAAGGATGGCACCGTTGACCTCGTACCCTACTTCTGGGTGCCCGAGGAGGGCATCATCGAGCGCTCGCGGCGGAACGGCGTGCCGTATGACCAGTGGGCGCGAGACGGCTACATCATGACGACGCCGGGCAACGTGACCGACTACGAGGCCATCCGCGCCTTCATCCGAGACGAGATCGCGCCCATCTACGACGTGCGCGAGATCGCCTACGACCGCTGGAACGCGACGCAACTGATCACGCAGCTGGGCGAGGACGGCGCGACGTGCGTGCCCGTCGGGCAGGGATATGCGTCGATGAGCGCGCCGGCGAAGCAGTTCGAGGCGCTGGTGCTATCTGGCAAGATCAGGCATGGCGGGCATCCGGTGCTCCGCTGGATGGCGTCGAACGTCTCGGTCGAGCAGGACGCCGCCGGCAACATCAAGCCGTCGAAGGCGAAGAGTACGGACAAGATCGACGGCATCGTCGCCGCGGTCATGGCCTGCAACCGGGCGACGGTGGCGACGGCACCGCCGCAGAGCGTGTACGACACGAGAGGAGTGAGGTTCCTGTGAAACTCGACGCTATAGACGTAACAGCGACCATCGGGCTGGCGCTCCTGGTCGGCGGCATCGCCGTCATCTACTGGCCCGCCGCGCTCATGGTCGCCGGCCTCGTGCTGGTCGCCGTCTCGGTGCTGACCGTGAGGCCGCCGGCGTAGGATGGAGCGCCTCTTGGAGATGCGCTGTTCGGCCTGTAACCGCAAGCTGGCGGAGATATCGCGGACAGCCCGCGGCGAGTTCCTCATCCGCTGCCGGTGCGGCGTCCTCAACCGCGCGCCTCTTGACAGCGTTCAAGAAACTCGCATAGTATTGCCCGAATTGCATACGAGAGCGCCTGAGAGCGCCTGGCAGTCCCCGGGAGGGGGCCTGATTGGGCATCATCAGGAGCATCGTCGAGAAGCGCGAATTCAGCCTCAACGCGGCGACCTCTGTACTCGCCAACGCGCTCCTCAACGCCACCAGTAATTCCGGCGTCCCGGTCACGGAGAGCACGGCGCTCCGGCTCAGCGCGGTCTTCGCCTGCAACCGTGTCCTCGCCGAAGACGTCGCCTCGCTACCGCTCGTCACCTACCGGCGTCTGACGCCGCGCGGCAAGGAGCGCGCGCCGGAATACCCGCTCTACCGACTGCTGCACGAAGCGCCGAACCCGGAGCAGACCAGCTTCGAGTGGCGGCAGGTGTCGATGTTCCACCTCGGCCTCTGGGGCAACGCCTACTCGGAGATCGAGCGGCGCGACGGCTGGCCGGTGGCGCTCTGGCCGATCCCGCCGTGGCGGGTGACGCCGGAGCGCGACCAGACGACGCGCG